CCAGCTGCAGAAAAAACTAAATGATTACTTCCTGATAATTCTAATTTAAATGGATATTGTGGTGTTTTTGAACTAGAAGCCTTTGTAATAACTAATTCGTTATTTATAGAAGAATTTGCTCCAGAAATAAACAATGATATACAATAATCATTATTACGATCATAAAAACCATCTAAATCAGTTTGAATATATCCACTACCACTAAATACAGCTGCAAATCCTACTGATTTTTTTAATCCAGATGTTGTAGTCACACCATCTACATATGTTACTCCAGAAGATTTATATTTAACTCTACTTGAATCAAAATATTCATTAAATCCTTCATAAAATGTAGAACCAGTTACTATTGAACCTGATACATAATTTGCGTCATATAAATTTCCATATCTATCACTTCTAATATCTAAAACAGAAAGACCATAAAATGAACTTCCGTAATATGCAGTGCCATATAATGCGGCATCTGATGCTGTTATAATTAAAGATGATTGTTTTATTCCTTCCCCTATTTTATCTTGTGGAAAAGAAAATATAGATGCGGTTTGATATAAATGTTTTTTCGTTCTATTTAAATTGGTTGGCCCAAATGTATTTGCTGGTTCTTGTTTTCTTTTATAATATAAATGATTAATTGAAAAATATGTAATACTTTGCAAACTACCATCAATATTTGATGCATCATTATATGTTAATTCAGAACCAATAGCTGGAAGATGAGTATAGCTTGTATAAAATCCTTTTAAAGGTAATAAACTGCTAGTACTACTTCCGGAAATAACAGTAAATGACTTATGAGTTTGAAACGGGTGTATTTTATAATCAGCCGCGTCTATTTTTTTAAAAACAGACGGATATAAACCACGTTTAGAGTCTTCGGTATTTATTATTCTAGATTCTGGCATAATAGAAACTTAATTGTGTCTATTATAAATATCGTACGAATAAAATACGTTAAAAATCTAATTTAACTCGTATTAATGCTTCGCGCGCAAATGATTTTAATAAAGGCTTACTTAATTTTGCAACTGCTAATAACTCTCGATTATCATTATATAATCCTACTGTGGTAATATATGTTTTAGGATCATTGACAAAAGAAGTTTGTTTAAATTCTCCATTACTTCCAGTAACAAAAGAAGGATTATTTGAGAAATTATATTCTGCATTTTTTACTCTAATAAAATAATGTGTACTAGTAACTTGCTCAGAATTTCTAGCTAAGAATCCATATGCATCACCAGATGGCGCAGTTTGTAAAGCAGATCCAGAGATTGAATGATATAAAGCAAAATGATTATTTCCTTCTGAATTAGATCCAGTATTTGTTTGAAAATTTAATTGTTGATCTAACATTTTTGCATCTAATACTAATACACCATGATCTGGATATGCTAATCCGTAATAAACTGGAGCAGATGAATTAAATACTCCTCTATCAATTGATCCTGATACTATATTATATATTTTACCAGAGTCTCCAACTGTTGCAGAAGCTAATGATGAATCATCAATTAATGAAATTGCAGTTCCAGCTGTTCTACTACTAGAAACACTACCAGTAGCATTAACAGGCCTGGATGCGGATATTTGAGTAAGCGGTATTTCAAAATTACCAGCATCTAATCTTTCTCTTAATCTATTTCGTTTAAAGTTAATAACATATATATGATCTGTGCTACCACTTCCGGCTGTTGTGAATCTAGAATCTCCTGGGTTTAATAATAATTGTCTATATTGAGAATATATACCTCGCGAAGGAGAATCATTTGAAGTACCTAATGCAGAAGAGCCACTTCCTTTAGCATGGCCATAAGCTATAGAAAATTGTACTGCAGAACCAGTTGCACCAGGAGCTTTTTGTGATACATCAACATAATATCTTCTTTGTGATGTTGTTTGTGCTGAACTAGTAAAAAAAGTAGTTAAACTAGCTAAATTATCACTCCATAAACCTGCAGTAACAGTTTCTTTTTGTTTTGATACAACATCATTAACCATATCAAATTTAGTAAATGTTCTACCTAATCTTGCAATTGCTGACATTTGATCCCGTTCAGCTATCATTTCATTAGCCAATTGCCTAGCCAATTGTTGAACTTGTTCATTAACGGATTCTACAGGTACAGCAGGTAATTCAGGAGCAACTTCTCTAGGTCGCGGAGCTTCTTCTCTAGGAGAAAATTGCTGAGCAAATCTACCTCTTGATGCTCTACCACGTGGTAATGCTCCATGTCTTGGATATTGTCTTAATTTATTTATAATATGATTAACATTCATTTTTTAACCTAATTTTAATTTTATACTGTTCTTGTAGTTGCTTTTTTAACAGTTAATTGAATAGTTTTACTTCCACCTGTTTCATTTCCAATAATAGTTATAGTTGCAGTTTTATCTTCTATTAATTGTGTTTTTGCAATAATATTAAATTCAAATCCTGCTGCAGCTACACTTTGAGAATCTTCACTATCACCAATAAATCTTGGAGTAGTAGGAAGTACTGAATTTTGTAATGCTCTCGTAACTTGTAAATCTGCTACTAATGAATCAGATAATATCGCAGTATATCCTAAATTAGAATTACCACCTGCAAAATTACTGGTATTTGGAGATATAATAGCACTATCACCACCAGCATGTAATGTAATTGTCGTATTACCAATTGTTATAACAGGTATTGATTGTTGATTTTTTGGTAATGTAATTAATTTATATCTACATGCTTGAGTCTCATCTGGTATAGCTTCTACTAACGGCAGGTTTTCTATGATGGTGCCATAATATGATGTTCCTAATGGATGATCTGGATTCCATAAGTCATAATCTACTTCGTCATCTGCTAATGCAAATTGAGTAATATTAAATGCATTACCACCCTGTGCTAATAATTCTCTGCCTTTTAAAGTTAATATTGCATCAACAGTTACTGAACTGTTATCTAAATATCCCATAATTGATTTCCTATTTTTAATAAATATAATTCATATAAATTTTATGTAATTCTAAAACTTCCTTGATCTCCATCGTTTTGATATATTAATTGATTAGGATTAGTATTTCTGATTTCTGCTACAGGGCCTCCATCAATAGTATGTGGTGAATTTATATTAAAATCTGGAGATGTCATTTTAGATCCTGCATATTTTTGATTTTCAATTCCAGTTGGAAGATAATCTATCACTTCAGCTGCAGAATAACTCGTAGTGCTATTTAATACAATTTTTGTTTGCTTAAATTCAGATTTTAAACTTCCAGAATAAATAGGAAGTAATACATCACTCATCCAAGAAGGAGTAGACCCAGTTATATATGTGCTACCTGACAATATTAAATATTCACGTGAATATTTAGTTCCATCATATTTATCTTCTACAGAAGCTGTTATATATGCTTGCCATTGATCATCATCTGACCCTGAAATTTGTAATATACTTCCATCTATACCTCCAATATAAGTTATATAATCGCCTGATGACGATGGTGGTATATCTGTAATTATTGTAGTATATGCACTATCGACAAATTTTAAACCTGGGAGAATTTTTTCTTTGTTTCGTTCTAATATATTTGGCTGTATTAAAACCCCAGATAATAAATCTGCTCTTGCTGGTAATAATTGTTCTAATTGTTTAAAAAATGATAAATCGAATAATGTAAATATTTTAATATATGCATTAATATCATTTTTTTCTGTGTATTTTTTCCAATAACCATGTGCTGCTTGGATTAAACGAGGATATGATTTATTTTCAGTATCTCCTGGATCACCTATATATTGATCTAATTCAGTAAATCCGAATTGAGCTATTATATCTTCATTAATCATTGTTTGTGGTGAAAAATATACACCTAATTTTTTACTATCTAAAGGAGCTTTATCAAATTGACTTCTTTCTGCTCTTGTTTTTGGATCTAAAGTTCCAATTAATTCATTATCTTCAATACGTATTTTATTATCATCAAATGTTCCACCGGCCATTGATATTCCATCATAATAATATGTTTCTTCTATAGAATCATATGGAGTATTATTAGTCCATGAAGCAAACGAAGCAGAAATACCAGATGAATTAGGTTCAACACCAGATAAACTACTAGTAGCAGAATGATCAATTTTTTGTGTTAATGGAAGTCTAAAAACTAATTCATCATATGCATCTAGATTACCATCATATGCTGCAGGTGCTGTAACATGATTATTAAAAGCCGAGTCTCCTAAACTACTAGACCATAATCTTAATTCCTGCAATTGTCCTTCTAATCGGTTTGTTCCTCCCGTTCCACCTAAAACAATTGATCCTGAATCTTCAAATGATGTTGGCGATGATGCACTAACTGCAGCAATAATTTTTCCATATTTTGATTTCTTTGTTAATAATTCTAAATTAGTACCAGACGATCGTAATACAGTAGTTAACCACCCTCCGTCAAATAATTCAACTTGGCCTGATCCAGTTCCGTTTAATTGCATAGTACCCATAGTACCACTACTAAAGTCTACATTAACTGTATTATTACCTATAGTAAATAAATTCATAGTACCAGACATTGTAGGATTTGTTATAACATTATCCGTACGGAATCTTAATTCTACAGCATCTATACTTTGAGAATAATGCACTGTTACTGTTCCAGCTGCATTTGTTATTAAATCTAAAGCATAATCGAAATTTAATTTTTCATAAATTGGAGCTCTATCTAGCCTGGGACCGCCATATTCATTAATACTTATCATGGATTGTGGAATTCCATAACATGATAATAATGCTTGTATACTTCGTTTAGTACCCTTAGACTTTAATAATAATGGCAAGTTATTAACAATTCTACGCCATATGGTATATGTCATATCCTGGCCAGGAATAGACGGATCTCCTATACTATTAGATCCAGTTAATGGCACACCGGCTTCATTAGTTCCTAAAACATATTGCCATAATTCTTGATTCTGTTGTCCATTTGTTAAATTCCATCCAAATTGTTTTGCTACAGAATATAATAATTCATTTGGCATTCCTAATTTCGGATTTTCTTCTCTTTTATTAATATAAGTCATATGATTAATATACGTATAAAGTATATCATAATGATGACCAAGCATATTTACAAATGCAATTAATGAAATATTATTTTTATCATATCTAACAAATTCTGGAATTGTATACATTAACGCATTCATATTTCTATCATCATATAATGACGCAGAATCATACAACCCATTAAACCAAGTTGTAAATTGACTACTAGTAACGGGATATAATGTATATGGATATGTAGAATTAGATTTTGGAATGGGTATTATATAACTTCCTGTAATATCAGATACAGTTGGAGATATTGGTAATATATTATGAGTAGTTAATTTTGATGATGATTCATAATATAAAAACTTTTCAAATGAATCAAACCCTCCAATTAAATTTGTTTTTTGTATAGAAAAATCAGATGCATTTGTAGTAGCTACCGATCCTGATAATTTCGACACTGCAGTGCTTTGTGATGTATAATATTCTAATAATTCTATTTTATATTTTAAATTATTTAATCTTTCAGTAGCAGAACTATAAAATATAAAATTATTAAAATCTGAATAATCAATATTTAATTCGATCCCACTCAAACTTCCAGAAAAATAGTTATCTATAATCTCTTGTGAAGTTTGAACAGAAGATCCTAATAAATCGGTCCAAGTTTTTAAATTAGTTTCTGATGAAAGTTCAGATGATGCATTTGCTTGCCAATTAGGATTAGATAATTTATTAAATGATTTTTTTGTTATATTAGGAGATATAGAAATTTTATCTATATAAGAAGATTTTTGTTCTTCTACAACCCAACATTTAAAATCTACATCAAATTCATTTGGTAATGGCTCATATAATTTGACATATAAATATTCACCTACTACTACACTATTAATAAATAATATACACTTATTTCTACTAAAATTTAATAAATATGATTTATAATAACCTCTTCCTGTTTGATTAACACTTTGTATGTAATCTGTTATTTGTTGTAAAAATTGTGTATTTTTAGAATCTATAGCACGTAAACGTAATTCTGTCCTATCTGGAGAAATTTCATCGATTCTTAAATGTTGTTGTCCATAATCTCCAATTAAATTTTTAAAAAAGTTTAAAACAAATCTATACGATCCACCTGTTAATTTTAAATTTTCAAACTGTTTATATAAATCAATTCCAATTGGCTGATTTAAATTAATTAATTTTTGAGTATTCTTATCTCTATATTCTGGAATTTTAGATTCAATTCCTATACCATGATTACCAGTTATCCATATATTTTCAGAATATACATGTAATTCAATTCGCTGGTCATCAGATTGTTTTAAAATTTCTGGATTAAAAAATACCCGTTCTTTTGCATCAAATTCTAAAAATTCAGTTTTACTTTTAGAAATACGTTCTCCAGTAATAGATTTTTCTGCAGATAATACTTGATCGATATTTTTATATTGATTTAACATTATATTTCTCTATTCCATTCATCAACATTTTTAGATGCATCTGTTATAGACCAATAAGTTTGATCTGCATTAATTGTACTATATTTAAATTCATCTCCAGGTTGTCCTTTACCAGCCAGGCCAAATAAAGCAAAACTATCACCAACATCAAATTCTGAATTTGCAATAACTACTTCTTTAGTTGCGTCTTGTACTTCCCATTGATAAATACGACCACCGCCAGCATATGGATCTTCAAAATTAAAATATTCTTTATAAGTTACGTCAATAAATTTTTCATCAGGATTAACTCTAGTAATATAAAACAACGTTGTATTATAATCATTACTATCACTATCATATCTAAAATTAATTTTAACTCTGAATCTTAAATCTACTCCAGAATCTTTAATTTGTTTAGTTATATAATAACGGTTTGGTCTTTTTTGTGAAGCTCCTTCTTCAATATCACTCATTTCAAGCTCTGCAGCA